AAAGCAAGTGATAGTGCTGCTAGATGTATGGAGATTGCGTCTGGTAGTCCACTAACAGAGGAGGAGTTAAATGGTACGCCTAATAGGGAATGTCCTAGTTTTTGGCCTGACAGCAATACTGCTAAGTAGTTGTGCTGCTGGTGTCAAAGTTATAGACACTTATAAGATTGAAAAAAAGCGGGAACCGTTAGCATTAGATGTTCCTACCCCTTTAGAATTACAGGATGTAGATTGGATTATAATTACTAAAGAAAATGCTGACGAAGTTTTTGAAAAGATTAAGAACGAAAAGAATGGTGATTATGCTTTGTTTGCTTTAACTGATACTGGTTATGAAAAGTTAGCACTTAACTTTGCAGATATAAGAAATAAATTAGCAGAACAAAGACAGATTATTTTATCATATAAAGAATACTATGAATCAGAATAATGTCAGACTTAGATAATCTCAAAACAGAAATAGCACTTCTTAAAAAAGACGCTAAGACAGGTGAACTTATACATCAAAGACTAGAGATAGCAATTGATAAGTTATCTGAAATAGTGATATCTTGTAAACAAATGCTTGCTCAACAAGAACAAAAATTACAAAAAGCAGAACAGACAGATGATGATATCTTTATCACACTAGAGTCCCGAAGAAAAGAATGGGACAATGATCTCAAAGAACTACACTCCAGAATTACTACTAACACTAGAGAGTTAAGAGATAATCAATATCAACTAGAAGGTAAATTATTGAATGAAATAAGAATGGTAAGAACACAACTATCGGAAAGAGTTGGTGTTTTAGAAAAGTGGAGATGGTTGATTATCGGTGGTTCTATTATTATTGGATTGCTTATATCTAATCCAGAATCTATGTTAATGCAATTATTCTAGGCTTGACTTTTTCATTATATTTTGTTATAATGACATCATGTCCTCATTTATTGATATAAAGTACCTCAACTTATTATCAACAAAACTAACTAAATTTAAAAGAAAATCGGACAATCTATTTAACTTTAGATGTCCACATTGTGGTGACTCTAAAAAGTCATCATCAAAGGCAAGAGGTTTTGTTTATCGTAAGAAGAATGATATGTTTTTTAAATGCCATAACTGTGGCATAGGGCAATCTCTTGGTAATCTTATTAAGTTTTTAGATCCTGCAACACATAAAGAATATATTTTTGAAAGATTTAAAGAAGGTAAACCACAAGAAGAAAAACCAGAGTTTGATTTTACACCATCTAAAATTCTTAAAAGTAAAACATTTGCTGATAAAGCATTAGATAATCTAGTTAGTTTTGATAAACTAGTTACAACACACCCAGCAAAACAATTTGTATATAAAAGATTAATACCTAAAGAACACTGGAATAAGTTTTATTTTTGTCCTAAGTTCTATGAATGGACTAATGAGATTGTGCCTAACAAGTTTCCTAATTTAAAAGGTGATCATCCTAGAGTTGTAATACCTTTCTTTGATAGAGAAGGAAAGTTTTTTGCATTTCAAGGTCGTGCATTTGGTAAAGAACAACCTAAGTATATTACAATTAAGTTTGATGAGTCTAAACAAAAGATATATGGTCTTGATAGACTTGATTTAAATAAACCTGTGATGATTACTGAAGGACCTATTGATAGTTTATTTTTAGATAACGCTATTGCTCTTGCGGGTGCAGACGCTGTTGTAAATATACAACAAAAACAATGCACAATGATATTTGATAATGAACCTAGAAACAAACAAATAATTGAACGCATGATAAAAGTTGTTGATAAAAAATTTAATTTGGTCGTGTGGCCAAAATCGTTGAATATCAAAGATATAAATGACATGATAATTAGTGGAAAGACATCAGCACAAATACAAAGACTTATATATAATAATACACATTGCGGTCTCGAAGCATTACAACAAATAAACAATTGGAAGAAGGTATAAATGGTCTCTAACGAAGAAATATCAGTAAATAAGCGTAACGGTAGAGGCAAAGAGTCCTTGAATATAGAAAAAATACATAGTATGGTTGGGTTTGCAACAGAAGGTATAACAGGAGTAAGTGCCTCTCATGTTGAAATGAATAGTGGTATACAATTTTTTGATGGTGTTAGTACAGCAGACATACAACAAATTTTAATTAAGTCAGCAAACGATTTAATTACATTAGAAAATCCTAATTATCAATATGTTGCTGCTAGATTATTATTATTTCAATTAAGAAAGCAATTATTTCATAGACTATGGGATCATCCTAAGTTTATTGATCATATTAAAACATTAATAGATAAAGGTTTATATGATAAAGATATTCTAGTAAATTATGATGAATCTGAAATAGATAGAATGGGTATGTGGATAGACCACGAAAGAGATTATAATTTTACTTATGCAGGACTAAGACAAGTTATGGATAAATATCTGGTGCAAGATCGTAGCACAGGTGATATATTTGAAACACCACAGTTTATGTACATGATGATATCTGCTACATTATTTGCACAATATCCTAAAGACAATAGAATGAATTATATTAAAAAATATTATGACGCTGTAAGCAAATTTAAGATTAATATTCCTACACCTGTTATGGCAGGAGTAAGAACACCATTAAGACAATTTGCTAGTTGTGTGCTAGTTGATACTGATGATACTTTGCCTTCTATTTTTTCTAGTGATATGGCAATTGGTCGTTACGTTGCTCAACGAGCAGGTATTGGCATCAATGCAGGTAGAATTAGAGGTATCAATAGTCGTATTCGTGGTGGTGAAATACAACACACAGGCGTTATTCCTTTTCTGAAAAAGTTTGAAGCAACTGTTAGATGTTGCACACAAAATGGTGTAAGAGGTGGTAGTGCAACTGTACACTTTCCTATTTGGCACCAAGAGATAGAGGACATACTTGTATTAAAAAACAATAAAGGCACAGAGGACAATCGTGTTCGAAAACTAGACTACTCTATACAAATTAGTGAACTATTTTATAAACGATTTATTAATGATGAAGATGTTTCTCTTTTTTCACCACATGATGTTGACAATTTATATGATGTATATGGCAGTCCTGAGTTTGACACATTGTATGAAAAGTATGAGAGAAATAAAAAGATACCAAGAAAAACAATAGGTGCTCAAAAATTATTCATGGAGTTACTCAAAGAAAGAGCAGAAACAGGTCGTATATACATTATGAATATAGATCATTGTAATACTCACTCATCATTTAAAGATAAAGTTTATATGTCTAATCTATGTCAAGAGATTACGTTACCTACTAAACCTGTTCAACACATAGACGATCCTGATGGTGAAATTGCGTTATGTATTTTATCAGCAATCAATCTAGGTATGATTAAAGATAAAGAAGAACTAGAGGAACTTTGTGATTTATCAGTAAGAGCATTAGATGAGATTATTGATTATCAAGAATATCCAGTAGAGGCAGCAAAGAAATCTACTGAAGCAAGAAGAAGTTTAGGTGTTGGTTATATAGGTCTTGCTCACTATCTTGCAAAAAATAAAGTTAAATATAATAATCAAGAAGCATGGCAATTAGTTGATGAGATTACAGAAGCATTTCAATATTATCTATTGAAAGCAAGTAATACTTTAGCACAAGAAAAAGGTAAGTGCGACTATTTTGATAGAACAAAATATGCTGATGGAATACTTCCTATTGATACATATAAGAAAGATGTAGATAACATAGTTAAAAGAAAGTTAAGTTATGATTGGACTAATCTTCGCAAGACAATTAAAGAGTTCGGCCTCAGACATAGTACGCTCTCAGCTCAAATGCCGTCAGAGAGTAGTTCAGTTGTTTCGAATGCCACTAACGGTATTGAACCGCCTAGGGATTATCTCTCGGTCAAAAAGAGTAAAAAAGGAACGCTCAAACAAATAGTTCCTGATTACAACAGACTCAAAAATTTTTATACACTACTATGGGATATGCCTGACAATGAAGGTTATATAAATATCGTTGCGATTATGCAAAAGTATTTTGATCAGGCAATATCGGGCAACTGGTCTTATAATCCTGAGAACTACGAAGGCAACGAAGTGCCATTATCAGTTATGGCAAAAGATTTACTAACTACATATAAGTTAGGATGGAAAACATCTTACTATCAAAATACATATGATGGTAAGACAGATATTGATGAGCCAACACATTCGGTGGGATGGCATGATAATGTAGAAGAAAAGAAAACTAGAGATGAATTTAAAAGTGATGAAGATTATGAAGAATATTGTGAGGCGTGTGCAATATAATGACTAAAGTATTTAATAGAAAAAGTGTAGATTGGCTAAAACAACCCATGTTTTTTGGTGATGAACCAAATACTCAGCGTTTTGATCAACAAAAGTATCCTGTATTTGAAAAGTTAAATCAACAACAACTAGGATTCTTTTGGCGACCAGAAGAAGTATCTTTACAAAAAGATAGAAATGATTATAACTTATTATCAGATGAGCAAAAACATATCTTTACATCTAATCTAAAGTATCAAACATTATTAGATAGTGTACAAGGTCGTGGTCCTTGTTTAGCATTCTTACCATTTTGCAGTTTACCAGAATTAGAATCCATGTTAGTTGCATGGGACTTTAGTGAAACAATACATAGTCGCTCTTATACTTACATAATGAAAAATGTATATTCTAATCCTACCGAAGTATTAGATACAATTGTTAAAACGCCACAGATTATGAAAAGAGCAGAAACAGTTACAGAAGCATATGATAAGTTTATCGAATACTCTCATAAGTATCATTTGATGGGAGAAGGTGAACGAAAAGAATTAAAAAAATTATTATATCTAACACTTGTCAATGTTAATATACTTGAAGGTATCAGATTTTATGTTTCATTTGCTTGTAGTTTTGCATTTGGCGAACTCAAACTTATGGAAGGTTCTGCTAAAATCATATCACTAATCGCAAGAGATGAAAACCTACACCTTGCAGTTTCACAAAACATCATCAACAATTATCGTAAACATGAAAATGATAAAGAGATGTTACAGATAATCAAAGAAACTGAACAAGAGGTTTATGATATGTATGATACTGCTGTTCAACAAGAAAAAGAATGGGCACAGTTTTTATTTAAAGACGGTTCTATGATTGGTTTAAATGATAAATTATTAAATCAATATGTAGAATATATGGCAAACAAAAGAATGGTTGCAATTGGACTTAAACCAGTTTATGATCAACCAAGAACGAATAACCCTTTACCGTGGACAACACATTGGTTAAATAGTAGAGGATTACAAAACGCACCTCAAGAAACTGAAATAGAAAGTTATGTTGTAGGTGGTATCAAACAAGATGTTGATACAGATAGTTTCAAAGGATTTAAACTATGAGCAACCCAAATATGAAAACAGTATGTGATCATTGTAGTGCAAACTACATTGTTAAACATGATTTACCAGACGATTACATAGAACAATACTGTCCATTCTGTGGCGAAGAGCATGAAAATATAGAAGAAGATATTATTGATTATGACGAAGATACAGAATAAATGGACTTATCAAGGAAAACCAGTTGAAGAACTACCAGAAGATTGTGAAGCATTTGTTTATCTAATAACAAATCTAATTGATCATAAAAAATATGTAGGTAAGAAATTAGCAAAATTTAAAACTACAAAGAATCCTCTCAAAGGTCGAAAGAACAAAAGACGAGGTACAAAAGAGAGTGATTGGAAAACTTATTGGGGTTCAAACTCACATTTGGTTGATGATGTACTTAGATTAGGTGAACATAGATTCACTAGAGAAATATTACACTACTGTCCTAGTAGAGGTGTCGCAAGTTATCTAGAGGCACAAGAACAATTTGAAAGAAAAGTTTTAGAGACCGATGAATATTATAATGGTATCATCAATGTTCGCATTGGCGGCTCAAAAATCTTACGAGAATCGCTCAAAAAATACTCAAAAATTTAATTTGTCTAAATATGAATAGGTACACATCAAAAGGTGCGTACTTAATCCGAAATTTGATTTGATATCTCAAACTTCACAATCATAAGGTGTGATTATGGCACAGGTAAAACTACTAGTTAATAAATTTCTAAAATTCTGGCATCATAGCGTAACAAATAGGTACGAACCATCGAAGCATTACTTTAGAGGTCGCAAATAGAACAAAAGTAGAACAAAACTAGTCATATTTCACGCCTTATAGTGTTGTATTTTTACAACAAA